ATAACATCTAACTCCTAAACAACTACACTCTGAATGTGTATAACAATGGGTGACTTGCTCGTCCTTGTCACCTTATCAACACTAAATATAACGGACCATTCATTGTTTTGTCTATTCATTAGCAGGGAAATGTTTTACTTATCCTTGATATCAATATATCCTACAATGCAACCTAATCCGGTAATTGCAGATACTGTATATATAATCTCAGATTTACCAACCGGTTCCCAGTTGCATTTTACTGCTTTATATATACACAGTACCTCACCAATTAATGGTAATAGTACTAATGCTATAGAAACAATTGCTAATGTTATTCCCTCTTTCATACTATTTGTTTTTAACTATTTCTATTAGTTTATCTATACATTTTGCTTCTAATTCTTCAACAGTTTTACAATTATCTAAACTTGCAAGTGAACTATATCTACCTAATTGATGTATGCTACCTTGATAGTTATACTCTCTCATTTCATCATAATAATCTGGTCTAAACCATAAATCATACTTATCTCTAAAAAATCTAAATACTTGTTGTTTAAGTGGTGCTAAACATTCAGATTCAAATAATGATTTTCTACCATTTGTTTGTGTAATCATTAAATCATATAACACTGAATAGAAACCAAAACAAGGTTCATCAAACCCTAACTCTTTAAGAGCTAAGGCTTGATTATAATTTACAAACTCCTGTGTCATAGTGTATAATATTCAGTTAGTTTACACACTGGTACAGTAACATAACCTGTACTTATTTCCCTATGTTTTGGGTGTATAATACCATTCTCAACCAATGTTTCATACATCCCTTCATTTTCTGAGTAGTCTTTAATAGCTACTTCATCTAAGTCAAGACCATTAGCATTAGTTGTAGCTACTGCTACTGGCATACCATCCTCTGCGTCAAGCAATCTAATTGCTAAATTACCTGTACCATATCTTTGTATTATTACATCACAGATGTATCCTCCAAATCCTATCATATCTCTTCAACTTTAATTTCTTCCCGGTTTAATTTATTTTCATATAGTACTAGGTCTATAGCCCTTATTAAATCACCTACAGTAACACAAGTTACTATATCACTGTGAGGAAATCTCCCCACAGTGTAGTTAATACTAAATCTCATCTTCTTTTATTGATTTTCTTGTGATGAATATTCAATTCTCTTACCCAACTATATATTTGGGTAACAAAGATAAACCCAAATATAATCTCTAGTAGAATCATAACTCCTGTATTTTTTTCATATACTGAGTTACTTCTTCAGGTGTTAAGTAACCTACTACATCATTTGCAATAGGTGTGTCATAACATATTTCTGAATACTTCATTTCTGGAGTCATTATAAGTACTGCTATTTCATACAGTCCTTGTTTACCACCATAACTATATGGTCCTCTTATTACAGAGATACCATAATGATTTGGGAATATTTCAAATGCGTGTTTTCCCATGTCATCACGCCTAAATTTTAAATCTTCAAATGTTTTCATCTTTTCTTTTTTAGGTTTAATAAAATATACCAAAAGGATTCTTTTCCTCTGGTCCTAGATTATCAGTTGAATACAATAATCTTTTAAATTCTTCTACCTGCAATTGATATTGCTCATACTCTTCTTCAGTCATCTCTTTTCAGTTTAGTTTCAGTTAATAATATATAAAAGCAGGACTTTCACCTGCTTATTTTTAAAATGGTAGACCGTCAAACATTTCTGTTAACTCATTATCCCAAGCTCTACCTGCATATGAATAAATATCCATATTAGGAAAGATAGCTCTAGCTGCTTGAATAGCAATCTTATCATCATATACTCCATAATCACCTGATTTAGAGTATAATATAACAGTGCCATCAATGATTCTTATCCAACCACCATTCATAGTACCCCAATTACCATCTCTATAAATATCACTGATATTACTATGATAATTTGCTACAAATTGATAAGGATCCCAACAGAATCTGTAAGTATTATCTTTATAATTCTGTTGAATTATAAATTTAATACCATTACTGTTGATTTTAATGCGTGACACATCAAGTCTTTGCTTATAAACTTCACGAGCAATGCTTCTAAGTTTATCATTTAAACTATCTCTGTCTTCAACAGCTTTCTTAGTAGTCTCTTCTAGTTCAGATTTAACACCACTTTGTATTAAATCTAATCTAGCAGCTAATGTCAAGATTTGATCTTCTTGCTCTACCTGAGTTTTATATTCATCAGGTCTAACAACAGCTAAAAATTCATCCATGGTATTTTTACTTACCTGATTATTCCATAGACCACCCGCAAATGATTTAAAATCACTTGTAGGTACAGAGAATGAACTATGTTTTGTAGATAGCGTGATACTATTTCTACCAAATCTTTCTACTTCATATAGTCCTTGTCTTGAGTGTAAATGTATTTTCATTTCTTTTCAGTATTTAATTTTCAGTTTATATTTTTCAGTTAATAACCCCTCTGTACTCAGTTATAATAACATCTTTATAGGACAAATCACCGAGAGCTTACCTCAGTATCCATTACCTGCATCTTGCAATATACTGCAGTTTAGGTGGTAGCTAATTGCGTAGCATAGATTTGTCTACCCGCTTATACTCTATAAAGTTTTGTAGTTATTACAACTGCCTGACCTTGGGAATCAGGAATGGTACATTACTAAAGGGCTTGATTACCCCTTTTGACCGTTATGCAGGTTGAAGCAGAAAGTTAGTTTTATTACTTTCAATTTAACATAGTTTGTAATAAGCACTATGTAAGCTGTTATTTGTAGCTTAGAAACATCAGTTAGTACACTATTACTACCACAGTAATATCACCTAACCTAGTTTTTTCTTTGATTAACTGTTGGTTAAACAGTTTAAGGGAATAAAAGAAGCTACATTAAAATCCCTTAGTCGTACTCTCACAAGGTTGCAACCCTTACCTGCCTATTTTATAGTTGACTACAGGCGTCAACTGTTACATGGATCTCATGTCAAATAATCCTGCTTGGATGAGAGTAATAATACACTATTGTTTTGCGACTGGTGTATAAGCAGACCGTTTACCACGTTACAATTTAAAGTCTTGACGTATGTTGGACATATAACTAGTATTCTTTTCACTCTTTGAACTAGTATAAAGTGTTAGCCGTTAAGTACTATAAGTACTGCAATGAATTGGCTGATACATTGCTTGAATTGTGATACATAATATATATCTGTTACCATCATTAGTTCAGGTAACTGATTAGTAATAATAAACCGGATACTATAGTATAGCATTAGCTACACTATCTATAGTATCATCAATAAGTTTTCTTAATTCCTCATCTACCTTTCTAGAGTAGGTTAAATACACTCCAAAGAAATCTCTTCTTAAGACTGTACCTATTTCAGGTAACTCAGTATTAACTAATTGTTCTACTGTTTCAATACCTAGAATACTAAGCACTGTTTTACTTCTTACTGTTAAGTCTTCCATTGTTTATATTTTTTAGTTGAATTTGCAAATAGACCGGATACTATAATACTCTTATTTGATATAGTACTAATATAAGTAATACTGTTAATACTATTACTATAGATAATACTAGTACTAAGACTAATAGTATGATAGATTAATGTACTTATACTTGTTTAGCTATATATTTAATTGTATGTATAGCTGTATCAGTGATTTAACTCACTTACTTAAAGTGTTTAATTAGGTGATAGTTTTTCTGTCCATCATCTTCTCACACCTTTTCACGCACAATTTTTAATTATGCCTAAAATATAACTACCTGATTATCAGGATGTGAGTCTACTTTGCCCACACGGTGGAGACAACTCTCTGTATTGTACCAAGCATTATATCATTGTATAAGTATAATCTTATTGATGCTGACTGAGTATATAATATCTTGTACAACATAATAATTGTAGTCTTGTTTATGTGTGAATAAGTAGATAAGTAAGGCTATAATAATTATATGTCTTGACTTATCATCACTTATGTATGTGTATATATTCAGCACACAGTCCTGTTTAACCAAAGGGTTAGAAAGAAAAGGGTATCAGGACAAAAAAAGCAACAGCAACATAGTTTCCTACGTTACTGCTGCAATACTTTCACACATTGAGTTCCAAGACTTCTCACTCCCCTGTGTTATGGGACATCTTTACACGGGTACTATTATTCACCGTCTACTTCTGCTTCTAGGTCAGAAGGTGCAACTTCAGCTACTTGAGCTACAGGAGCATCAGTAACAGCTGCAAAAGGGTTACTTGCTTTCAGTTTAAATACTGAACCGATAACACTTTGTACCATTGCACTTCTGAACTCAGTCTCCGCACCCATAGTTTTCGCCAAAGCCTGAGCTCTTCTGATCTCTGAATTCTCCAGAGAATAAGAACCTTTTGAACTACGGTACACATCCACACCTGCCTTATCAGCATAGTTTAATGTTGGAAATGTTGTAAAGAACAACGGTGTTCCATCATCATCAGCAGGCATACGTGGATTATCAGACACATACTGCTCTAGCTCTTCTGTGCTACCAGCTAATCTGAATACGAATACTTCATTACCGTTTTTACTTGGATAAGAGTTCTTGAATACTGCTTTCATCGTTTATAAGTTTATTAGTTAAACATTGTATATCACTTTAAGCTAAGGGTTAGAAAAAAAAGGGGTTTATAAAAGAGAATAACAGGATTTGTATTCTCCTGTTATTCTCATTGTCATTTGACCTCTGGACTCTTGTAATGTAGCCATTGATCTACACCACAACTTCCATTACACTTTCTCATTTCACCTGTAGGTAACTGTACAGATTGCAAATCGTGCCCACTTCTCCACTGCTGCTCAAAATGTTCATAGTTTTCTAAGTTTACCTCAGACTTGTCTTGATCAGGTAAAATATAGAACCTGATGATCTTCTCCTCATCATAACTATAGTATACTGTGTTTTCCCAGTGGTTCACAGATTCCAAGGTCTTAATTGTCCCTCTGTCATCTATTACCTTCAGCAACTCTGGTTCTTCATAGATCCCTAACAACAGTTCTGTTGCCATTACAGGATTAGGTGTAGCATTGATTACTTCCATCAACGCGTTTATAGTTTCCGGTTTAAATGTTGCATTCAGAGCAACTTGTACTATCTTGTCCATATGTTTCAAGGTTATATTGTTTAACATCTATATCTCTTTAATTTAAGGGTTAGAAAAAATAGGGAACAGCACACCTGCATATGTATGCGCTGTATGCATGAGCTATTCAGGTTTACAAGAGAAAAAAAAGAGCTAATGCTCTTGAGGATATCATTCCTCAGAGAGCACTAGCTTTGCGTAATCAGTTCCACTGATTTTAGCAATCAGCTCAAGTTTGATATTGTCAAACTTGCCACAAGGGCTTTTTTCCATTGTATAATTTACAATGGCAAATGAGCCCGCAGGTATGCCAACACCGGCGGCATACTTGTTGTTAACTACAAAGTTTGGAACTTTGTTGTTAAGAACACTAACGTAAGTTGAATTCTCATTCTTTGAGAATTTGGCTGTAGATACTATGATTTTCATAACTTTAAATTTATAATTTCAAGTTTACTTCAGGGTTAGAAGACAGACTGATGGCTGCCAGAAGCAGACAGCAGGATGCCAAGGTCAAGTGGATCAAGCAAAGTGTAGTAACTTTTTGCCAGAGGTAAAAGTTGGCGGAGCTTTGCGCAGAGCTGCTTAGGTCATTGTGAAAAGACAGGGGGTACCATGTCTTGGCGCAAGGGCCGGGGGCTTGCGGTTTAGGGGTCACCACAACCTCACGCATACAACAAAACCACCACCCTCTCTTACATACATCAGGCCCAAAAGGCGTAAGTCAAGTTATGTATTACACACGGGGTGAAAATTCCCGGGAATTATTATCTGATATTGTACCAATGTTATTATATTTGCACAAGTTCATACTTACATGTGAAAAAACTCGTTAACTTAGTTAGGTAAGAAGATCCTCAGATGCCAGTCTGGGGATTTTGTTTTATATTTGTATTATGTGCCAGACACGCTTACCAATAGAACAGCGTCCCAGGTTTGGACTTCTCAGTAAGGGAAAAGATTTATCTATAACTTTACTACCCCCAGGAAAGTTTCTCTGATCAAGAATTACTTCCTGGGTTTTTTTATATCTTTGTATTATTAAAATTGTGAGTATGAAATTATATACAGAGAGACCAAAGACTATTGAGGCAATGCAGTATGATGGTACAGAGAAGATGGCTTTAGAAATTGCTAGCAGAGAAAACTTTGAAGGTATGGTTGATTATAGGCAGAAAAAGTTTTTTGCTTTATGGATTAACACCGGGGGTAGAGAATTGAGAATGGATAAGGGGGACTATCTTATACAGGATTGGAACGGGGAGTATGATATGCTACCTGAAAAAATATTTAAAAAAATGTATAAAGAATTAGTATAAAATACATATCTTTACATCCGTAATATAGATGTTTACGGTACATTTATTTTTATTTGATTGATAAGACTTAAGCTCTGAGGTAAAAACTTAGAGCTTATTTTTTGAGAAGTAATTTATAAAAAGGATATATGGCAGTATTTGATACGCAGTACAAGAAAGTATTAGAGGAGATTTATTATGGGGGTTACAAGTATGAAGACCCAAATAGAAAAGGAGTAGAAAGAATTGAGATAGCAATGATCAATTTGTATTGCAGACCTAGTGTTGGGTTTCCAGCATTAACCACTAAAGAGATTTATTTCAAAGGAGCAATAGCTGAGTTATTATTTTTTATGTCTGGTTCTACAGATATAAGAGATTTGTGGAAAAGTGGTGTTAGGTTCTGGGATAAAGATTGGGCCAGATTTAATAAGTACAATGAAACAACAGTAAAAGCATTATATGAGGATTGGAAAAATGATGATAAAAAGATTGAAGAATTACCCGCGCATATTTATGATATGGGTAAGATCTATTCTCATCAGTGGAGAAACTCCAATGGAGTTGATCAGTTATTTAACCTTGTTTCTTCCATGATTAAAACACCTATGTCAACATCATTAATTGTTAACTCTTGGAACCCTGCTGATTTACCTAATATGTGTTTACCTCCTTGTCATTATTCTTTCCAGGTAGTGTGCCAACCATATAATGATACTTATAAGTTTACATTAGTATGGAGTCAAAGGTCTACAGATTTTTTCTTAGGTACTCCTGTTAATATAATGTTCTATGCTGCACTAGCACAAGTACTGGAAATCTTAACAGGATACAAATGCAACGCAGTAATAGGAGAGTTAAAGAATGTACATATTTATGATAACCAAATTAATGTAGCTAAAAAGTTAATGTCTCGTGATCCAGAATGGCATGGAGAAAGTAAACTAGAAATTGATAAATCTAAGTTTAAACTTTTTTTAGAAAATCCATCAAGTTTAAACTTTAATAGTGTAATTAATTCATTATCTTTACAGGACTTTAATTTGGTGGGGTATAACAGTTATCCAAAATTAAAAGTAGAAATGTTAAGTTATAATAAAAAACAAAAACCATGAGTACAGCATTTAAGAGTCTAAAAGGACGTAGAGTATTGGTTAACCAACCAATAATGAAAGAATCAGCTATCCAATTAAGTGAAGCGGATAAAGCGCACATTGAGCAAGAAGCAATGAAACAATGGACACGTTTAGAAGTGTTTGCAGTAGGTGAAGAAGTTAAAACTGTAGCAGCAGGTGATTCAGTTTACATTTCAGTAGCAGCAATTAAAGGTGCAGAAGTTATTGAAGTAGATGAAACTATCAAGCTTATGCTTAGTGAATATGATATTGCAATTGTTTGGTAAGATGAGCGAGTTAGTTTGTGATGAATATAAAAAGATGGTAGGAAAACCTGAGACTTCTACTACATATAAAAAGAGTTTAAAAATTATGGCTGAAATTGCTGCTAATAAAAGTCAAGAAATGTATAAGGATTATCTTAGAAGAACTGAATCAAGTCCTTATGTAGGAAAAAATCCTTTTGCTGATCAAAAACCTACAGCAGTTACAATACCAGATTATACTGCTAAAGTTTCTCCATTAAGACCTGCTCATTATGGAGGAGCTAATAGTACTTATGAAGTATTTAACGTACTTGAGGCATGGGGATTGGATAAAGACTTTTACTTAGGTAATGTTATTAAGTATGTTGCAAGAGCAGGTAAAAAAAATAAGTCAAAAGAATTAGAAGACTTAGAAAAAGCTGAAGTATATTTACAAAGAAGAATTGCTGAATTAAAAAAATGAAATGTTTAATTGTTTTATTATTGTTGTATTCATGTGCTCCTCACTCTATAGGTCCCAACTATAATCAAGGTAGGACACACAATGCTGATCTAGGAAATAGAGAAAGAATTGTTAAAAGTGAAGATATAAGAATGAAAAATGCAATGATAAAACATAGAGCATCTGCAAGAAAAGGTTTACCTCAAGTAAAAAAAGTTAGAAAAAAGAAAGGGAGAAGATATGTTAATTAAAATATTATATATACTTTAGCAACTCCTTTTCTTCTCAGTCTTCTCGCTGAAAAAAGATTCCTGGTAAGTTTATACTTATTGGGAATTTTTTTTATACATTTGTTTACTCTAATATTTAAACGTATTAAATTAGCAATTTAGGTAAGAGAATCCCAGAATAATAATCTGGGATTTTGTTTTTATATTAATAATATGTATATTATAGATATATGTATAATTAAAACAATCATGGATATATTAAATTTTATTTCTTGGATTAAAGGGAAAAGACAAGTTAATGTTGTTGATCCTGTAAAAACTCTTTTACCTATTGGTATAAAAGATGGTAGACGTGATGATAATTATTTAGCTGGTGCAATATCGGTAGCTGATTTCTTAACTCAAGTAGGAACTGGTACTCAAGGCCCACAAGGTATACCTGGCGTACAAGGTCCTCAAGGTAATGACGGTCCTCAAGGTATACAAGGTGAAACAGGGGCTGCATTAACAGTATTAGGATCTTATCCTGATCAAGCAAGTTTCTTAGCAGGAGCTGGTAGTTTACCAGGTAATGCAGGAGAAGCATGGATTATCCTTAGTGATGGTTCATTAGAAGTATGGAATACAACAACAAATGTTTGGGATGATGCTGGTGATTTGTTAGGTCCAGCAGGACCACAAGGTATTCAGGGAGTACAAGGGGAACAAGGTATTCAAGGTATACAAGGAATACAAGGTGTTCAAGGTATAAGCGGTACTTCAGGATTAGAAACCTTTGTTAGATATTCTCCAACATTTCAAGCAACTGGTATGACTTTTACAGGAAGTAATGGGACTTACCCTACATATAATTCTTATTATGTTAAATCAGGATTATTAGTTAGTTTTGTAATAGAAATTGATTTTACAACTGTTACTAATTTTGGTACTGGTCAATATAAAGTTGAATTACCATTTGCACCTGCTTTTGGATATAATCATTTTAGTGGTTGGATTTGGGCTGATCCAAATGTTAATCCAGATACAGGAATAGGTCATACAATACTTAATGCAGATACTGCAGGTATTACAACTGTTTTAGATTTACATTATTTAAAACAAGCAGGAGGAGCTAATTCTCCAATTAGAGAAGGATTATGGATACAAAATACACCTGTTCCTTTAACAACAATTAGTAAAGCATACATTAATGGTACCTATATTTCACAATAAAATGTAGGTTCTGTAGTAGAAGAAGTTAACACATCTACTCAAGTATGGAATATTACTATTAATGGTGTAGAAAGAAAAATTTTATTAGCATAATAATTAACTTAAAAATAAATAAAAATGGATGTTTTAAATGTAATTTCTTGGCTTAAAAGCAAGAGACTAGTGACAACAGTAGATGCTTCTCAAACTTTAATCCCATTAGGATTAAAAGATTCAAGAAGAGATGATGGTTATTTACCTGGTGTAATTTCAGTAGCTGATTTATTAGCTGGATCATCAAGTTTACCTGACTTTATTGAGTATAATGAAACTGATAAGACCTTATGGAATAATGGTCAAGGTGATTTTTCTGTAAATACGGTGTTTGGAGAAAATGCTTTAAAAAGTAATGTAACGGGTAATTATAATACAGCATACGGAGCTCAGGCTATGCAGTTTAATACAACCGGTGATGATAATCTAGCAATTGGATCATATACTTTATGGAAAAACACTACAGGTTCAGCTAATACAGCTCTTGGATCTGGTACAATGGCTTTTAATACTACAGGTAACAATAATACCGCTCTTGGATCATCATTCACTTCTAATGTATCAGGTAGTAATAATACAACTGTTGGTATTTATAGTTTAAATAGCAATACAACAGGTGGTAACAATACGGCAGTAGGTAGAGGTTCAGCATCTAATATTACAACAGGTACTTTTAATACAGTAGTAGGAACAGATGCTCAGTCAGGTACAATAGGTAACAACAATACCATTTTAGGTTCTCGTATAACAGGAACAACAGGAAGTAATAACGTAGTAATAGGTGATTCAGCATCAGCAGGTGCTTTCACTAATTGTATTGTTATAGGTAGAAATGCTTCAGTACCTACTGGAAATGCTCAACTTATTTTTGGAAGTATTTCTGATAATGCAGGTACAGTTACAACTGAAAGTTTAACAGCAACTAACGCATGGCGTGTTACAATCAATGGTACAGTTTATAAAATCCCATTACAAGTTGCTTAATAAAAAATAAAAATATTAACTTTACAAAAAACAAATATTATGGAATTAGAATTGACACCGGAGCAAGAAATTACAAAATCAGTAGAAGCAGCTTATGATAGCGTAGCATTAATTACTGAATTAAAAGCTAAGGAAACTTTAACTGAAGAAGATGCTGATACATTAAAACGTAATGAAGAGCACATCAGAATTATGTTGACTAAAGACTATTTTGTTGCTGCATTAACAAAAACACAAAAAACTCAATTATCTAAAATATGAGTCCAGAACAAGCTAAACAAGTAGTTGAGCAAGCTTTAAATCAAGCATTCTTAAAAGGAGCTTACAGTTTGCAAGAAGCAGCAA